ACGCCATCGTTGCGGATGTCCAATCAGGTATGAGTCTGTACGGTTTGTGTCAGAAGTGGGGGCTGTCAGATCGTGGTGCCGGTAAATGGTATCATGATAATTTCCGAATCAAGGAGGAGAAGTAATGCACACAGAAAAATGTCAGACATGTGGCCGTATCTGTAGCGATCTGGCTACCTACATCCATCATGATTGCGAGCCGTACAGTTGGCTGGATGATTCCGGGCCGGTGCCGGGGCGTGACTACGATGATACGGTTGAACCAATCACGATTTGCTTTGACCGATTCGACCCACCGGAGGATTACTATGAGGACTGACGACGAGAACCGGCGCATCTATGTGCGCCAGTCGTGGCTGGGTGATCTGATGATCTGCCCTCAGCGTGCCAACCTTGCGTTGACCATGCCCATGTTTCGTTCGGGGTCGGACGCCACTGCTATCGGCACTGGCGTCCACTCCGCAATCGAATGGGCGTTGGGTTCACATGGCGACCACACGGAAATCAACCCTGAAGAAATGATCGACGTTGCCCAGACGCAGGTTGCCGACGAACTGTCCAAGCCAATCAAACTGACACGGATCTCTGACAAACCTGACTCCATCCCCCCGGCTGTAGCCGCCATGGTTACGGGATGGATGGATGAGATTGCACCTCAGGTTGAATGGGGTGGACGTATCGAACACAAGTTTCAGTATTCGACTGGACAGTTGGCGGTCAACGGATACGAGATTTGGATGGAAGGAACAATGGATTACATCACACCTAGCGGTGTGATCTGGGATTGGAAAACTGCGAGCCGCGCCTACAATGAATCAGAGAAGCAGAAGAAAGCGCATCAGCCTACGGTTTACTGTGCTGCTGCTGTCGCAAACGGATTGGCCGAAGGCCCGGAACAAATCTTCAGGTTCGGTGTCATGGTGCGTCAGCAGTCACCCAAGCCTCAGGTTGTGGAGGTAGTACGCAACCGTTCACACTACGATTTCTTGCATCGACAGGCGAAGGCTGCCGTCGATCAGGCAGTCATATCATCCGGCCAACGTGACTGGTTTATGAATGACCAGCATGTGCTGTGCTCGTCAACATGGTGTGACTACTGGTCGATTTGTAAAGGTTCCCACCTGCCGTAACTAGGTGTGGTACACTGAGGTCGTTGCTCCAACGGGGCCAGCCAGTAACGCTTATGGTTGGGCGTATTCCTCCTGCTGGCTGGCCCCAAGTTCTAGGGGAGGGAGAGTGTTTTCTAATAGGTGTTCCTCTCTCCCTCCCCACATAATGTACCCGTCATCCGGACGGGACCGAGCATCTGAAGGAGATGCAAATGAATATCAGCAAGGATGAGTCAATCATCACTCAAGTGGCTGCGAAGATCGCAGCCGATCTCACCCCCACCGGGAATGATATCAACCTGAACATTGCCAACTGGCACGCAGCGTTTGAGGCTGTGCTGGACGGAATCAAGGAAGCGCACAACGTGGCTCCCACTCAGGCAATCACTGGTGCGTTCCCCGGTGCCACCGTCACGGCTGCTCCTGCTGCCGCACAGGCTCAGGCTCCGACGAACATGACGGTGCAGGTCAAGGGCACCCAGCACGGGCCGCTGCCTGACTGGCTGCTCGCTGAGTGTGCCGCCAACGGAGTCACCTCCGTGTGGGACAACCGTGACGGGCTGGCAATCAACCCGAAGCGTCCGTGGTTCAAGGCTGCCGACGGCACCAAGAACCAGCGTGGTGACGATATGGCGTTCTGGCCTCCCCGGAACTGACAATGGACTCATCCCTCCTAGCGGAGAGATGGGCGATGGTGGAGCGGGGCGAATCAATCGCCCCGCTCCAATCGTCTAACGGCTCCAATCATGACAAGCCCACACTGTACCGTCCACTGTCAGACGCCATCCCAGACTATGTGCATTGGGCGCAGCACCCAGACGAACGCATCTACTTCGGATTCAACGACCTAGACATGCAGGTCAGGGGCGTAGCCCCATCCGAGATGTGTCTAATCAACGGGTTCTCACACTCAGGCAAGACTCTGTTCCTGTTACAGATTCTGGTAGCCAACCGTGACAAGGTAGTCATCTACTTCTGTCCGGACGAACCACGCACACTGACGCTAATCAAGTTGGCGTGTCTGGTTCACAAGGTGAAGGGCCGTGAACTAGAAGAAGGCATCGCCAACAACGACCCGAACGCAATCAAGATGCTGGAACAAACAGCCCGTGAATGGTTCCCCAACCTAGCGGTGTTCGACCAGTTCATGAATCTCTCCGACATGGAGAAGTCATTGATTGAAGTGGACAAGTATCTAGGGCAGCCACGCCTGATGGTGTTCGACTATCTAGAGTTACTGTCATCGGGCGACGAGACTGTGCCTGCCAAAGCGAACACAATCAAAGCGTTCGGAAAGCGGCACAACATCCCGTTGATTGTGCTGCATCAATCGTCACGCACCTCCGGTGCTGACGGCAAGAAGCAGACCATCTCGTCCGGTGCGTTCGGTGGCGAACAGCAGGCATCACACATCGTGGGTGTGCGACGTAAAAAGTTTGAGATCGAATCACAGATCAGAGATATCATTGAGAAACTGGACAAGTCTACCGCCAGCGAACGTCTGCTGGAACGATTGGACATGCTCAGATATGACCTGCAACTGCATGAGAACACGGTGACAATCAATCTTGTCAAGTGCAAGCGGCAAGACGCACACCTGTTGGACGACATGGACTACGAGATTGAGGCAGGCACGGGACGCCTGCTACGAATCAACGGGTTCGCCCAATCACCCAGCGAAACCGCTACGTCGGCATCTACAACCGACGACTCGCAACTAGCGGTAGATGCTTTGTGGGACGACTTCTAAAAACCAAACCCAGCACAGGAGGAAACTATGCTGATGACACCTGATACCACAACAACTGTAGACGCCTTCGTGAGATTGTTCCGTGGTCGTGGCGACGCCTACGGCCACGACGAGGGACGTTGCGTCAAGGCCAAGATCGAACGTGAACATTGGGTCGATCACCTGAACGGCACCGAAGGCATGGGTGTGTACCCTGCCGTCCCCACACCCGACGGACCCAAGTGTGTGTGGGGCTGCACCGATATCGACGTAGAGGATTACAGCCAAGCACTGCTACTGCAATCAACATTGGAGCAGGCAGCCATCGTGTCGTGGATCGAACGGTCCCGGTCCAAGGGCTACCATGTGTGGATCTTTGTTGACCGCCCCATCGACGCTGGCGTGATGCGCAACATGCAGTTGGTCGCCCACCAAGTGTGCGACCTGCCACCCAAAGAAGTCAACCCGAAGCAGACCGACGTATCGCTAACCAAATACGGCAACTATGTGCGGCTTCCGTATCTGGGCGGTATCGACTACACCCCTGAGCGTCGTGTCATCCTTGATATCAACGGTGCTCCGATGCCGCTAGTTGATTTCGTGCGGGAAGCAACAATCAATATCAACACGCCGGATATCATCCGTCGTGTTGCATCCATGTACCAGCCGCCAGCAGAACCACCCCAGACAATCAACATGTCTGACCCGTCCGCTGACCTGTCATCCAGCCTGCGTCAAATCAACGGGCTGGGCTACGTCGTGTGGCGTGACGGCCCCCTACAGGGATACGACCGCAGCAACACGCTGATGAAACTGGCACACCTGTGCTACGAATCCGGCATGACCGCATCCCAAGCACAGATGGTGGTGCGTGACGCCGACCGCAGGTGGGGCAAGTTCCACGGTCGTGAAGATTGCGACGAGCAGATCGGCAAAATTATCCGAAGGGCATACGAATGAAACCACCATACGACGACGGAATATTCAACCGTGAACTAGAGATTGGTCGTGCGCATGAAGTGATTGTGGGTGAAGCGTTGCTCGCCAACAAAATCAAATGCACGTTCCGAACAGAAGCATTAGATGAAGAAGATGCTTCACTCACATATGAGCAACGCAGAAAGAAATACAGAAACGAGAAAGATATCATTCTTCCCAGCGGGGATAGCATCGAAGTCAAATCAAGAAACCTAGATTTCGATGATGACCCCGACAACTTTCCGTATCCGACAGTGTTTGTTGAGACTGTTTCCAGTTGGAAGGGACACGACCCAACCCCACTAGCGGTGGTCCACATCAGCCAAATCACCGGAGATATGCTGGTAACCATGGGCTATGATGAGCCGAACTGGACAATTGAAAAGAAGTATGATCGTGTCCGCAGCATCCATGACACATGGTACATGGCAGACCGCAATCATCTAGAAACATTCGACTTCCTAGTAGGGTACATCAAAGGTA